GCCAATCTGGACGATAAAGCAATGGCTAATGATGTAGCGGAATGGGTGCGAAAGTATCCAGTTCAATTGGTTGCCTATTCAGCCAGAACCGCCTCGGCAGTTGCTGCGCGATTAGCTCCTGCTGGTATTAGGGTTGAGCCAATAGATGGCCTTGACTATGCACAAAGCTGCGATGAGTTACTGGGAGCAATCTCATCTCAGCGGTTGGCTCACTCGGGACAAGATGAGCTGACAAAGCAATGCCTATCCGCCGTCAAGCTACCCTTTGGAGACGGCGGCTGGGTAATGGGTCGCAAGGTAAGTAATACGACAATCTGCGGAGCAATTGCTTCAGCCTTAGCGACACACTACGCAACCAAGTCTGAAACTGGCGTCGATATCCAAATAGTGTAAGTCCGCTCGCCTACAATGTAAGCAATGGGTGCTATAAGAGATTTTCTATTTCCACAGGTGCAATCAAGTAAGCCCGGAATCGTAACTGATGTCCAAGCTGCTATGACACCAGTCCAAATTGCTGATTCCGTTTATAACATACTTGGCGGTTCAACAAATACAACTCGCGCATTGGCTATGTCCGTTCCATCAGTAGCTCGCGCTAGAAATATTATCTGCTCAACAATTGGCTCATTACCTTTAACAACATTTAATCGCTTAACTGGCGAATATGTAGATCCTCATAGAGTTATCAATCAGCCAGACCCTAGAGTTGCAGGATTTGTAATTTATACTTGGCTTGCTGAAGATATTTGGCTATATGGTGCTGGTTATGGCCAAGTGCTAGAGATGTATGCAGCAACCGATGGCGGTCGAGTTAGAGCTTGGACCCGCGTTAGCCCAGAGCGAGTTACAGTCGATACAGATTATTTAAATATAACAATTACTGGATATAAGGTTGATGGCAAGTCCGTCCCAATGCAAGGCGTAGGTTCATTGATTCGATTTGATGGTGGCGATGAAGGATTCTTGCATCGCGCTGGTAAGACAGTAGCTGCCGCAGTTTATCTTGAGAACGCAGCACTTAATTATGCTAAAGAACCTGCTCCAAGTATGGTCTTAAAATCCAATGGCACTAATTTAACTGCTGAAAGAATTTCATCATTGCTAACTGCTTGGAAATCCGCTCGTCAATCTCGCTCTACTGCATTTTTAAATGCTGATGTAGATTTAAAAGAATTTGGCTTTGATCCTAAATCAATGCAGCTTGCAGAAGGCCGTCAATATGTGGCTTTAGAATTAGCAAGGGCCTGTGGAATACCTGCCTACTTCTTGAGCGCCGAAACGACTTCGATGACTTATTCAAACGCTGTGTCCGAGCGGCGCTCATTAGTAGATTTCTCACTTCGCCCAATACTTAAAGCGATTGAGGAACGCTTATCGTTGCCGGACTTCACACCTAATCCAGTAATGACGCGCTTTGACCTTGATGATTTCTTACGCGGTAACGCGCTAGAGAGAGCGCAAGTCTATGAAATCTTAAACCGCATTGGCGCAATGAGCGTTGAGCAAATTCAGCGAGAGGAAGATTTGATTCCCAATGAAAGTTAATATTCCAATGGTAGTAACGGCTGCCGATACTATTAAGAGAACCATTACTGGAACTATTGTGACTTGGAATGAGCAAGGCAATACTTCAGTTGGCCCAACAGTATTCTCAGCAGATTCAATTGAAATGAAGCCAGTGAAGCTTCTTCTAGAGCACGACCGCACTCGCCCTATCGGCAAGATGGTTGCGCACAATGTAACAAAGTCTGGAATTGAAGCCACCTTTAAGATTGCCAATACTATGGCTGGAGAAGATGCCCTAGTTGAAGCAACTGAAGGATTACGCGATGGATTTAGCGTAGGCGCTCAGATTAATGAATGGACAAATGTTAAGGGCGTTATGCAGATTACTTCAGCAACTTTAGATGAGGTATCTCTAGTAACTGATCCTGCAATTGATTCTGCTCGCGTAAGCGAAGTAGCAGCATCAGAGAATGAAGCACCAAAAGAAGATTCTGACTTGGCAACCGCTGATTCAGAGAAACCAACCGAAGGAGACCAAGTGTCTGACACTACCGCTCCTGCTCCTGCCGTTGAAGAAGCGGTAGAAGCAGCCAAAGCAAATATGGTTGAGGCAGCTCGCCCAGCCTTTTACACAGCACCTCGCCTTGAATTTACAAAGGCAAAATATCTAGAGAATAGCGTTCGCGCTAAGCTCGGTGATGACGCTGCTCGTCAGTATGTTATGGCAGCAGATGACACCACTTCAAATAACGCTGGCTTGATTCCAACTCGTCAATTGACAGAGATTATCAACCCGCTATCAAATGCTGATCGTTCAACAATTGATGCAATTTCAACTGGAGTTCTACCAGATGCTGGTATGAGCTTTGAAATTCCAAAAATTACAGCCGTTCCAACAGTTGAAGATGAGAATGAAGGCGATGCAATCGTTGAGACAGGAATGACCAACAACTTCCTAACAGTAAATGTTAATAAGTATGCAGGTGGCCAGACCTTCTCCGTTGAACTACTTGACCGAAGCAATCCAGTATTCTTTGATGAGCTAGTTCGTCAAATGGAGTTCGCTTACGCTCTTGCAACAGATAAGTTCGTTGCTAATTCTTTGCTTGGTAATGGACAGGCAGCTGCAACAGCTCAAGACAATGATGCAGAAGGACTTCTAGGATATGTAGCAGAAGCATCAGCTGAGGTTTATAAGGACTCTCTAGGATTTGCTAGAAACCTTATTGTCACACCTGAGCAATGGGCAAATATTATGAGCTATAACGATGCTGGTCGTCCGATTTACACAGCATCACAGCCACAGAACGCTGGCGGTGTAGTTAGCCCACAAAGCCTACGCGGAAATGTTGCTGGCCTTGGACTTTATGTCTCTCGCGCACTTGGAACACTTACTGCTGCTCATCCATCTCTACCACTTGGCGATGGTTCAATGATCGTAGTAAATCCAGATTCTTACACTTGGTATGAATCAAGCAGATTCCGTCTCCAGACCAATGTAGCTCTAAATGGTCAGATTGAAGTTGCTTACTACGGATACGGCGCACTTGCAGTGAAGGTTGCTGATGGTGCTGTCTATTTCAACAAGAGCTGATAAATCATAAATAGTGACGGCCAGTCCGCTCCCGAGCTGGCCGCTCACCTAACTGCTTGAAAGGATGACGAGATGCCAACAATAGTTACGGCCACAGAGCTTAGGACGATTCTTGGCGTTTCGTCATCCCTATATAACGATGCTTATCTAAATGACATATGTGACGCAGCTGAAAACCTAGTGCTTCCAATGTTAGTCAGTTATTCAGCCCCAATTGCCAAGGTCGAGCGCTCCGATGATGTAGTCGTATTTACTACACAGGGAGAGCACCCTTTTAGCGTAGGTCAGTCAGTAGTAATTACTGGCGTAAATAACACCTTCAACGGCACTCACACAATCACCGATATTGGCCCAGATTTTTACTTTGAGTTTCCTAACTTTACCAACCCAGCCAACTTTAATATTGGCAATCTAAACCTAGAATTCACAGTCGCATTAGTCGGCGCAGATGTAATTGAATTCAATGTAATCCCTGCTGGCAAAGCAACCCTTACTGGCGCTTCAACCTATGTTGCTAATCCCAATGTAGAGGCAGCAGTCCTAACCATTTCAGTAGAAATCTTCCAAGCCAGAACAGCCGCTGGTGGATCAATCGAAGGCGTAGATTTTGCAGTAACCCCTTACCGTCTATCAAAGAATTTACTTGCCAAGGTAACTGGCCTACTTGGGCCTTATCTTGATGTGGAAACAATGGTTGGCTAATGCCTATCTCAACAGATGTCCGAGGCGCTATTAAAACTGCTTTATCAACAGTAGCAGCCAATATTTATGACTCAGTCCCAGAAGCCCCAATTGTCCCTGCAATTGTCATCATTCCAGATTCTCCCTATATGGAATTAGAAGTCTTAGGCAAAGTTACTACTAGAGTTAAATTAAATTATACGATTACGGCTTGCGTTGCGTATTTCAGCAACGCCGCAGCTCTAGATAACTTAGAGCAATTAGTTATGAGTATTCTTGGAAAGTTAAACGCTTCCAAGTATGAATTATCGATAGTTGAAAGACCATCGGTAACCGAAGTGGGAACTACCACCTTGCTAGTTTCCGATATCCGCTTGAGCGTCCGCTACGAGCAAACCGCATAGGAGACCCAATGAGCACTACAGTAATTACGGGGCGCGATGTGACCTTCACTCTTGATACGAAGCCATATGACGCTCAGACAACTTCAGCCACATTATCAGCTGAAACAATTATCGAGACCTATCAGACACTTGATGGCCGCGCATATAAGTCAGTTGATAAGCAATGGACATTTACAATTGAACTACTTCAAGACTGGGGTGCTAACCCTGCGTATGGATCACTATTTGAATCAATGTGGAACAACGCTGAGCAGAACCCAAATACAACTGTTCAAGTAGTATTTACCGCAGCAACTGGTGCAGTATTCACTTTCAATGTATTGCCAATTTTCCCAACCGCGGGCGGTGCAGCACCATCAGCACTTACTGACACTTGGACTTTGACAGTCGTCGGACAACCAGCAGAGTCTTACACCTAATAAATCGGAGCATCGGGAGCTATGAAAATTTCAATCACAATTAAATACAGCTCAGGCGAATCAGCTACTTACCAAGCTGGCTTGCCAGAATGGGCTAAGTGGGAACGCAAAACTGGTAAGTCGATTTATTCAATGAAGGATATCTCGGCCTACCAGCAAGCGGACTTCTTAGATCTTGCTTACTTTGCGTATAAGCGCGAAGCAGCAGGAAAACC